TCCCGACGCTATTGGGTCAGACGTAAGCCTGACCATTCCAGGTGCTGCTGGCACGCTTGACCGCCTTGAGCGTGCTGGAAATATCTTGCAGGTTGTTCAGAATTATATTACTGGTACATCTAGCGTAACCTCATCAGGTCAAACAGATATTCCTGGTTTTTCTCAAAGCATTACCCCAACATCTTCTAGCAGTAAAATTTTAGTGCGAGTACGTTGGAATGGTGAATTTGGTAACACTAATAATTATGATTTTGTGTTCCGCTTGAAGCGTAATGGCACTGTGGTTGGTAATGCAGATTTAAACGGAATTCGGACGTTAGGCATTTCTGTAGCAGCACAAGGTTTTTACGACGCAGATGCTAGCTCCACTCAAGATAGCACTTGGTACGAATATCTAGATTCACCAAATTCAACTTCAAGCGTCACGTATCAAGTATGTTATCGACCTAAAAGTACAGGAATTTTGTATACCAACAGAACTGTTTCAAACACCAATAATGATAATTTTGAACTTCTCACGTCAAGCATCACTTTAATTGAGGTAGCAGGATGAACCATCAAGCTATTTACAACACGCATTCTAATGTCAAGAGTATTGTTGACGTAGAAAACGGTGTAGTTGCCTATGACGCTTCAGGTAATGTCGTAACACTGGACACTGCTGCTGTTGAAGCAGAAACGATTACTGTTGAAAACGATTGGAACTTCCAAGCACTTCGTCGTAAGCGTAACCGCCTTATTGCTGAAACCGATTATCTGGCGTTGTCTGACAGCACTCTGACTACTGAAATGGCTGCTTACCGCCAAGCCTTGCGGGATCTACCTGCAAACACTACTGATCCAACTAACCCTGTTTGGCCTGTTAAACCCGGAGGTGCATCATGAGCACAATCAAAGTAAACCGAATTGAGAACACCTCCACAACTGATGGCGGTGTGTCGATTGATGTTGACGGTCACGTCACGATTGACGGTCAGCAACTGCCTACTGCTGGTCCGCTAAGTAACAGGAACCTCATCATTAATGGGGCGATGCAGGTGGCGCAAAGAACTACTGCGGAACTAAACAACGTATCTTCCAGTGCTGGTCTTACATATCAAACACTTGACAGGTGGGGTTATTGGTCAAACGCTTCTAATCTTTTTTCATCAAACCAAGTTGAGGATGGCCCAGAAGGGTTTTATAACAGCGTACAACTAAAATCCTTAAATAACGCCAGTATAATTAGCGGTAGTTATAACACTTGGTCTCAAAGATTCGAAGCGCAAGACCTTTATCGTACTGATATCGGAACAGCAACTGCGAAAGATTTGATAGCATCTTTTTGGGTAAAAGGAAGCAATACAGGCACATACTCTTTTTACATTCTTAACTCCAGTTTCAATTATTGTTTTGTTTCAACATACACCATTGATGCTGCTGACACTTGGGAGTACAAAACTATATCCATTCCTGGTCCAACAACTAATTTTACTGGAACTGGAAATGGTCTTCAGATGGAAATTGGATTTACGTTAGGAGCTGGGACGACATACTCAACCTCTACACTTAATCAATGGCAATCGGGTAACTTTTTAATTAATGCGTCAGGTGCAACAAATCTTATAGAAACGCTTAATGCTACCTTAAATATCACTGGCGTCCAACTAGAAGTAGGTTCCAAGGCTACCCCGTTTGAACACGAGAGCTATGGTCAGACCTTGGCTAAGTGTCAGAGGTATTGTTATAGAGTTGATGGAAGTGCTAATGGTTATTTGTGTAGCATTGCTGGATACGATGGAAATCAAGCGATTGGTACTCTTGTATTTCCTGTTACTATGCGCAATCCCCCTACGCAATTAATTACTACAGGCACTGCGGCAGACTACGGCGTAGTTATGGGGAGTACGATTTCTAATTCAACTTCAGTTCCTGTTATGAATAGCGCCACTAATAACTCAAGTGGAATTAACTTTTTTGCCACGGGTGACTGTCCTGTTGGTAAAGCAGGTCACGGTAGATTAATCAGCAGTAGTGCTTATCTTGTTTTTCACGGAGCTTCTGAATTATGAGAAATTACAAAATTATTCCAAAATTGGCTGACGCTTTTGTTCAAACATATTGGATTATAAATTCTGATGGGACTATTACTTCTTCATGTATTGAATCCGACCCTGAATTTCAAGAATGGCTAGCCGAAGGCAACGAACCACTACCCGCTGATGAACCTACCGCTTATTAAAAGTTTTGTTAGTAATTTAAATTAACCTATTGTTTATTAAAAGCTTTGTTAGTAATTTGAATTGACCACCCAGGTTTTCCAAAAACACCTTTTTCTTTAAATTCTATTTGCGACTGAGGATGTAACTCTTCAGTCGCTTCTTTATATTTACGTATTTCTTTGTTTAAATTTGCTGTAGTTTTAGCATCTCTCCATTGCTCTACTAGCCAATCAATAAAGTATTGAATAAGCTGTTTAAGAAAGATATTTAACTGTTTCATGCCGTTTAAGTCCGAAAAACAACGTAAGTATCTTTATGCTAATAAGCCTAAAGTTGCTAAACAATTTTCTAAACACAGCAAAGGCGGTAAAACTAAAACTGGCTATAAAACTAAATAAGAATTTGCTACAGTAGCTACGCAACCGTTTTGGTTGCTCCTTATGTACTTTTGAGCATGAGGCTTTACTCGCCATTACCCCTTGGCTAGAGCAATGTCAGCGCGTGAGCGGTTGCAAGGGGAACAAACGTTTATAGTTAAAAAAGTTATTTATTAACTATGGCTAAAGGACCATGTTGGAAAGGATACCAAATAGTTGGTATGAAAAAGAAAGGCAACAAAAACGTTCCCAATTGCGTTCCTAAAAAATGAGAACTAAAAAAGGTTACAAAACAAAAAGCAAAAATCAAAACGTTGCTCAATACGACCCTAAAACTGAAAAACAAATTGACGAAATGATTCTTCGTGACGCTCTTCGCGGTGCTTATGGTCCAGTAAAACCAGAAATTATTGAAAGACTTAAAAAGAACGCTGCTCAACACAAAAAAGTTTAATCATGAACAAGAAATCTTCTAAAGGCTACAAAATGCGTGGCTCTGTCCAAATGGCAGGTGCTCCTGGTTATCCAATGACTGAACGTGAAATTAACGATCGGTTGTATGAGTACGGAATGCAAAACACCGAAAGCGGTCGTAGAATTAGGAAAAATATTAAAGCAGTAAAGACAAAATATAATATTTAAATGTGGAACCTTCCTTCATCCTGTCTATAGTTTTAGGAGTTGCTGGTATCGGCGGTAGTGTATTTACTTGGTCTTCAAAAAGATTTGAAGTCCTTGACCGCCGAGTAGATCAACTGGAAGTTGTAATTAATAAAGATTTTGTTCGTAAGGACGAGTTGATGCCTATGATTAGTCGGTTGGAACAGCAGATCCAACACATAGACGAAAAATTAGACCGCATCTTACTCCATGGCCGAAATCTCTCTTCGTGATGTAGCTAAGTATTACAACGACAAGCCACATCAAAACCACGCTCTTGATTTTCTTCAACAGCAAACACCACCAGGAACGTTGGATAAGTTTGCTCAGCTATGGCGTAGCGGCCCTAAGGGGCACCCTAACTATGTCAAGCATCAAGTTACAGGTGAGATGCTTTCAAAGCTTACTGGGCACCCTGCAAATAGCTTTGACAACGAGTTTCTTGATGACTTGCAAGACCTTTTAGACGCTACTGGGTTTAGAAACGACCTCACTGCACGGCGAATGCTTCTTGCCCAGATGTGTCATGAAAGCGCAGGTTTTGTTTACATGAAAGAAATTGATTCAGGAGAATATCTTGAAGGCAGGCGCGATCTTGGAAACATTTATCCTGGTGACGGTCCTAAGTATCGGGGTTGTGGCCCTATCCAACTAACTGGACGTGCAAATCATCAGAACTTTTCAAACTGGATGGCAAAACGTGGCACTCCAGATGAAAACATTATGAAGCTAGGTACGGATTACACAGCTAATACGTACCCGTTTCTTTGTGCCTATAAATGGCTTGTTGATAACGATTATTTAAACGTTTGTAAAGCTGGTGACGTGTATAGTGCCACTAGGCGGCTTAACGGCGGCCTGAACGGTATCCAAGATCGCATTTATTATTGGGAACGTGCTCAACTTTGCATTAACTAACTATGGATTTTACTGACCCCACTGTTCAAGCTGCTTTTTGGTCTTTGGCTTTTGTCCTTTCAGAACTAATTGGTGCTTCTAAACTTCGTGAAAACGGTCTCGTACAATTGGGATTGAAAGCGTTCCGAGTTCTTTATGGCAGCTTCTCCAAAAAAGTCTCTAAATAATAGTCAAGGTTTAGCGTCAGAAGATGATCTGTATAGTTTGCATCGTCTGGTAGCTACTAAACTTATTGACCAACTTAATCGTGACGATGTAAAAGCATCTGATCTTGCTAACGCAATTAAGTTCCTTAAAGACCAAGGTATTACTGCTCTTAACGGTGGTGATGTCTCTGCTATTTCTGAAATGATTTCTGCTCTTCCAGAAGTCGATTTAAAGAAAGTTAGGTCTTATATTGGTGTGTAGGAACACAAATTCCTATATGTACCAAGCAAAGTCCCCGGTATGGTGATCGAGACACCTGCTGGGGATTTTGTGTATCTAACTCCTGAGGTGGCTATGGCGAACCTTCATTCTCTTCAAAGACGAGATGCAGTTAGAGCTTGGAAGCAAGGAATTAAAAATGCGTTTAATTGTAAATGTGCTTATTGTGGGGTCCATAGTGATTCTTTAACTCTTGATCACGTTCATCCACGAACTAAAGGTGGAGAAGATCTAGCTACCAACATTGTTCCTGCTTGTGTGCATTGCAACCAAGATAAGGGCAGTCAAAATTGGAGGCTGTGGTACAGAGATAACGAACACTACTCTGCTAAACGCGAATGGATGATCGAACAATGGATGAACTCCCTCCTATGCCCAATTTGGAACTGTCAGTTGAACAACAACTGCGCGTAGAACGTATCCGTAGGGAACTTCCAGCTGCTGATCGTAAAGAGTTAGAAGAAATGACGATGCAGATCGTCAAAATGAATTTGATCCTGCAGAATAATTTGAGTCAAGTATTTTCGTGGGCTAACGGTGCCAAGAACAAATAAACAAACAGAAAAGATTATTCAGGAAGCTGTAGCTTCGTTTCCTGTGTTT